AAAAAAGAGATCTATAAAAAAGAGATCTATAAAAAAGAGATCTATAAAAAAGAGATCTATAAAAAAGAGATCTATAAAAAAGAGATCTATAAAAAAGAGATCTATAAAAAAGAGATCTATAAAAAAGGTCTAAAAGAACATTAAACTAACTAGTCATAATAACATATATATAATACAATATATGTTATTAAAATAAGAAACAATAAGGTTTAAATATCTAAACTCACAATATTTTTATCACTTTTTTGCCTGCGTTTTGATTTTGTTGGTATTTTAGCATTTGTTAGATCTCTCAAGTCCTCAATACTAATTGTGCTAGATTCATTATTTCTCCTTTCATTAACATCAACCTGCTTAGTTTTAAGCCCACTTAATAAAGACGCAATATTTTGACTAGGAGGAGCAACCGACGGACCCTTCATTTCTGGGCGTGTAATACGTTGCTCACTAAAAGGATTACCTTCGCCATTATCAATTTCCATTCCGCGTGCCGACATAATATCCGGACGATTTATTATATTTTGCACTCTTTGACTGCGTTCAGGTAATTTAGACTCGACTGGTGGCGGTGGCGGACCCGAATTTACATTTGGGGGCATAGATGCTCCAAACCCAGGATTAGCACCGTTATTTCCAAATAGTCCATTCATAAATCCGCCTAATCCCGGTTTAGATTGACCCATTGTATTAACTGCTGCCTGAGTAAATTGCTTCATTAATTCTGGATTTTGACGCATAATATCATCCATACCTGGCATTGAAGATTTAAATAATGTATTTGACATATGAATCATCATACCGGAACCACCTAATTGAAACAATAATTTTAATTCAGGAGACATTTTCGCTTTAGATTTATATTTTTCGTGTAATTCGGCAAAAATTTCATCATATTCATCAATATTTTCATTTATTTGCTCTCCCCAACCATCAAGTTTAATATCAAAAGGGTCAAATTTATTATTTAAGAATTCTAACCCGGTTATACAAGCCATTAGCATTTTTCCTTGAAACTTAATCGCATTAGATTTTTCTTTTTCCGCAATAATAGTTTCATATTCTCCGATCATTTCATTTAAATTGGAATCCATATTATAGCGCTTGCTAAGCGTAACCCCCTTTTTCTCTAGGTCTTCTAACTTTCGTAAATATTTGAATTTTTCTTTTAACTCCTCTTCTTTAGTTAATTCGGGTTTTTCTTGTGCCTTAGTTAAATTTATAGGCACATTATTGAATTTACCAAATCCATCCCAAGTTTTATTTTCATTCATATTTGCCGTTGATTTACCCAAATTTATTGGATCATTATCATCATTCTTTGTAACTGGTTTAATATTGGCACCATTATTCTTTGAATCACCGCCAAATAACCCTCCAAATATAGATTTTTTATTAGTTCCCGTTGATTGCCCATAATTTATTTCTTTTTTATTACTAGTATTACTATTATTACTATTATTACTATTATTACTATTATTATTAGTATTAGTATCGGTATTTAACTTTAGTTTGTCGTCAAAATGTCTTGAACTGTTATTATCTGTTAAATCATTTAATTCATTTTCTAAACTAGTAATATCTTCAATATCTATTGAGGTTGATGTTTTTTTTTCATTTATACTTTTTCCATTCATTAATAATTCAATACCACCGCCAAAATTAGATGAGGGTTTTTTTGATATAATATCTTCTATTTCGTTATCTATATTGGACTCATTTATCTTGAATTCTGGAATTTGAAAATTATCAATGTTTAAAGTTTCGGGTTCTATTTCTATAATATCCATTAAAACTATTATGATAAAACTAGAAGTTTAATTTTTAAATACTCCGCAATATATATTATATAATAATTAATTGTTAATTAATTATTAATAGCTAATTATTTTAATATATTGAAATTTTCTAAATAATAAATTCCTTGTAAAAAACAATCTGCTAAGTCATCTTTCTTTGAGTGTTTAACAAAAAAGGCTACTTCTGGGGACATATTTTTATGTTCTAATAGTTGTTTTGTAAAATAAATACTGAGTTTCTTCCGTTCATTATATGATAATTTTTTATCTTTAGCATCACAACTATCTTTATTAATAAATAATTTTAACTTATTTGTTGCTGATATAAATTTAATATTATAATTATTACAATCTATAAAGTATTGAGATATCATACCCTGAATAGTTTTCATTCTATTAGCAATAGGACTTATTTGATTTTCTAAAATAATTTGGTCAATACTAGATAAATCAATATTTTTAAATAATTCATTCAATTCGTTTTTTATACTAATTCCTATATCTATTAAATTTACATTGTTTGCGTTAACAGTTTCAATTGCTTCAAAACAAGTAGAATTTAAAAATTCTTCTAGTAATTTTATTAACGATGCCTTATTTATGGGTTTCTCTATTTTAATTTGATATTGTTCAATCAATAATGAGAGATTGGCAACAGATTGTTTATGAAGTGTTTTAATATTGCACGTTGGCAAACTATATTCCGTTTTTTTTGTATGATTTTTACAATAAAAAACATTATCTTTATGAAATTTTGCTTCTTTTGAGCATGATTCTTGATTACACGAAATTAATTTGTTACATAAATTAATCACATCCCATTTTATGATTTTAAAATCTCTAAAATCTTGCAGATCTTTAACATTAGTATTAGCATTAGTATTCATTTTTTTATCTATAACATCACATTCTAATAGTACATATGCTAAATTTTTAATGCCAATATCTATGCTTAATATTTTCATAAGTATTATAGGTTTGTTATTATTAATATTATATATTATTAATATTATATAATATTATATAATATTTATACATTATATTTATACATTATATTTATACATTATATTTATACATTATAATAAAAATTTATTTATAAGCACCCACACATACCGAATAATTTAATCTATAAACGTAATACATGAGTATAAAGGTTAAAAAATAGGATGTTGCGAAACCAAGTATCTTGTAATTCTTTTTATATAGAGCTATTATTATTCCTATAACTGCTAAAAGAACTGCTGCTAAACTAAAATATCCTAAATAATAAAAAAACATACAATGCTCTTTGCCAAAAGGAGCCATTAAACCATCTAGAAAAGTCATTTTATATTATAAAATATTATAAAATATTATAAAATATTATAAAAATAGTATAAAATATTATAAAAATATTATAAAAATAGAAAAAATCTATTCGTTAGCTCTAATTACATACTTTGAAACATGTTTTTGAGCATCTAATTGTTGTCTTGACAAATATACATTTTTCAAATCACTTGTTTCGTATCCATATGGTTGATCGCGTGATAAAATTGACTTAAAAATGTAGGGACTTTGTACATTAGTCAAAGGTTCTGATTTATAATTTGAAGTTGTCCCACACTCAATACAAGAAATATATTGATTATTTTGTATAATCGCATCCGCATTTACTTGTAAATATTTTCTGTAATCACTGTTATTTTTAATATTTTTATTATTTTGAAAAACACTATCATTAAGAACAGACGAATAATAATTGCTAAATAATCTTGTATCGTCCATTAAAGGCGGAAAATTGAAGTGAATATTATTTGAACCACTATAGCAAGTTCCCCAACTCATAAAATTAATATTATATTATGTAATAATATTAATTATTTACAGATTTTATAAAATATAATTTACAGATTTTATAAAAGTTATTTTAAAATAAATCAGGATTCATTTTTTTTGGAAGTTCATGACCAAACATTACCATATATATTAGAACACAAGCGGCCAACAATATACTTCTATTTTCAGCAACAATATGTCTTTGACCAAGACCATAAATCATAATTATATACAATAACACACCGACTATAACCGAATGAATTACCATGACTATACCTCGTTCCATCATTTATATTTAAACACTATATTTTATTACTATATTTTATTACTATATTTTACTATTGATTTTGTAATAATTTTACTAAATCAGATTTTTTCATTTTTTGAGAAGTTTCATTATCTGTTAAATTTTTAGTGACAACCAAAGTTTTTAAATCATCAACTTTCATCTTTGAATAATTTTTTCTTTCACCGACTTTAGTATCTGAATTTGAATTCTCAATATTTTCTAAATTTATGATTCTTGGATTATCGTTTGTTTCTAAAGTAAATGAATCCAAGTTTATAGGTAAATTTCTTAGAAATGTTTCGTCATCAATATTCGAAATAGTTTGATCGTCTAATTTAATATTTTCTAAACTTACTAATTTTTCTTCCATGTCTTCTATTTCTCCTAAGTCTTCTAAGTCTTCTAATTTATTATTAGAAATTGTTAAATTTTCTGAAATTTTTGTATCTTCATCTTCGGTATCTCCATCCTCATCTTCCTCATCTTCGTCTTCGTCTTCATCTTCGTCTTCAGTATCTTCAGTACCTTCAGTACCTTCATCTTCAGTATCTTCAGTACCTTCACCTTCATCTTCATCTTCATCTTCCGAATCGTCTTCGTCAGAAACAGATATTTTTTCTCCTAAATTAATTTTTTTTATTTTATCAAATTCTACATATTCTGTTGTGTTATTCTCAGTAATAGAATCATTGTTTTTATTAATATCAACCGAGGTGTTTGCTAAACATAGACGCTGCATTTGAACATTATAATTTATAATAAAATTTTGTAAAATTTTACCATGCTCTATTACACTTTTTTCTAATAAATTTAGTCTCCTATAACAATATAACATAATTCCTCCACTTATTAGTAAAATTAATCCTAATGTTAATAAAAATCCCGAATCTATAAATTTAAATAAAAATGACATTTATATTAATGTTTAATTATATTATTTTAAGTATTGTTTAACGAATAATATTAATTAATTTTTCATAGTCGTAATAATATTTTCTGGGTAATTTAAATCTTTGAGAACCTTCATTGCGCCTTTTACTTTTGAAATACCTTTTTTAATTTTATAAGTATATTCAAAATCTGTAGCATTATTATTTACTTTCATGTAGAAATTATTGTTTTGTTTATTTAATTTCTTACACAATTTAGTATAATGTGTTGTTAAAACATAATCTATATTATTGAATTTATTTAAATAATTTAAATAACCATAGGCACTATCAACTGCTTCGTCTGGATTTGTCCCACTATATAACTCATCAAATACGCAAAAGTGATTTTTTGTAGAATTATTTTCTATTGTTTCTAATATATTTTTACATTGTCTTGCTTCTGCTTGATATAAACTATCGCGTCCTCCTGTATCTGGAATATTTATATAACAATGAATATAATCATATATTTTTACAGAGGCACTATTGAAAAATCCGCACCCTATTTGTTGAGATAAAATAACATTAAACAATGTTGATTTTAGCAGAGTAGTCTTGCCCGAAGCATTTGGACCAGTAATAATTATATTTTTATCCAGCGAATATGAATTTTTTACAATCTTACGCTCATAGTTTTTATTCTTGTTATTTGTTGTAATTGCTTCGCACTTTTCAATACTATTTAAATTAGCAAAATATGCGTCTCTAAACGATGTGGGTTTAGAATTATCATAATTACAATAATTCATAACGTTATTATTTATAAAGTTTTGCAATGTTTCTAAATTTTTCAAATAACCGTTAAAACCGAATGAAAAATACAAACTATTAATGATGCCCACATTTTTATTTAAGTAATAAAAACATTTCATTAATTGTCCTAATTCTACTAATTTATTGATATTTAAGGTATATGGTGTGATTTTATTTAATTCGTCTAAATAAGATGTAAAAATAGATATATTTGTATTAATAGCATCATTAAATGATTTATACTTTGTTAAATCTTTAGAATACTTCAAGAAATTATTGTATTTATTCAAAGAACCCACAATATAGTGTTTTAAGTCAAATAAAGTTTCATGGATATATTTAATATTTGTAAAATATTTAATACAACTAGTAAAATTTAAATACATTTGAAAAATATAAAATCCAAAACTAAAAAGCAAATAAAGTTTATTTGTAAAATTAGTATTACTAAATGAAGAAAACACTTGCCCAATAATATGATTGGAAAATACCTTTTTTAAATGATCAAAATATAGCCCAAATGTTATTTTATGTCCTTGTAGTTTTATTATAAAAAAGGGTAATAACAGAAATAATATTGGAATAAGCAATGAAAATACAGGCGAAGAAAGATTATATACACTCAATAATTGTAGGCATAAACTATTATTATTATACTTACTTAATAATGGTATATCAATATATTGATAATTATTTATAAATCCATTGTCATATATAATCGTTTCACATTTAGTATATAGTGCGTCCTCTTTTGGTGTAGTTTTATCTTCTAAAAATTCTACTTTCTTAAAAGTAGTATAATTCTTTAATAAAACTTGCGTTTGTGATAAAAATTCTACATTGTTGGTATAATATTTGGACCATCTATTAATAATGTTTTTTTCAAAGACATTGGTTGGATTAAAAACATGATAATATAAATTATATTCTTCATTATTTTTAGCACTAATAATTGATGTATTGTTTTCACTAGTATTACTATTTGTGTTATCTAATTCTATTGAATCACTTGTCAAAGATGGTTTTACTTTTACTAATTCTAAATCATTAACAATATTATTGCTTAACAATTGAACACAAGAAATGTCTAAGTATTCTATTGGCAACTTAAAGCAATCTGTAAATTGTTCTTTAGTATTTAAATTGGCATCTTCGTAGAAATTCATTAAAGTGTTAATAAAATTCATCGTATTATTAATAATAACAATTACTTTATAAATATTAATATAACGAAAATAATTAAAAAAATAGTATTATATTTTATTAATTATAATATTGTATGTTAATTTACACTACACAATTTATTAATAATTACTATAAAACTTTGGAGAATATAAACTTAGAGGACACACTTCAAAGTTTGTTAAATACTATATTAATAACAGTTAATAATGATCTATCATTAAATAATTTTGACCAAGAAACCGATAATAAATTAAAGAAGAAATCAAAATTTAAGAAATATGATAATTATAATAGTTCTAAAGACTTCAATAATGTTAATAAATTCAATAAACTTAACATATTACAAACAACAAGTGTTAGAAAAGTTCCAGTTGATAAAACTAAAATAAATATTGCTAAAAGTAATATTAAAGCATTATTAAATAAATTAGCACCGTCTAATTATAATAAATTAGAAAATGAATTTTTGGTTATTTATAATGAATTACTAGAGTCAAGCATACAAGAAAACATAGACGAATTAGATTTAGTGGATAAATCTTCGGTCGATAAATCTTCGATGGACAAATATATTATTGATTATATATGTTATAATAATATTACATATAGTTCAATATATGTAAGTGTTTTTTTTTCATTACTTAATATTTATTACATTAAAAATTATACCTTAGAAAATATATTTTTATATAATTTATTAAAAGAGAAATATGAGGATTTTTTAAATTTTGAAAAATATATTACAAATACAAATACTAATACTAATATTAAACATGAGGACGAGTTTACAATAAATAAAAATAATGATAAATACAAATGCTTTATAATTTTTATTATAAATATATATAAAAAAACACTCATTTATGAGTTAGAAAACACGGCAAATTTAGAAAAAAATAATTACATACATAATTTATTTATTAATACGCCTATTATTGAAGAATTTATTTTACTCTTACATAATTTTTTCATAACCAATTTAAAAATTGAAAACAATAGTGCGTATTGCGAGAGCATATTAGAGTTCATAATTACAATATATAATGAACTGTTTAAAGAAATAAGAGTAATTAAAAAAATAGATGCAAATTTAAAAATATATGAAGCTATTAATTCACTATTAATTAATAAAACTAATTATATTAGTTTTACAAATAAAATAAAATTCAAATTAATGGATGTTCAAGATAAATATAAAAAATATATATTAGTTTAATCAAACTTTATATATTAGTTTAATCAAACTTTATAATTTCGATAATATAAGATTTGTATAATTAAAAATATAAAAATGTTAAAATATATTTATTATTATTATTATAATAGTTTAAAAATACATTTATAAAAATAGATAATATATATAATGATTACATCTAATATTGACAGCAAAGTAGAATACGCTATTACAAATAATATTGATAAATCAGATTTAAATCATGAAGCATATGTATATAATGCTAAAATATACAATAAGCATATAAAATTCGTTTTAGGAACGCCTAGATTTGAATTTATAAGTAATAATATTATGTATTTTAATATTTATTTAGCAAATAATGGGTCAGTTGTATCAAAAATAGGCATATATGAATCAAACAATACAGATTTTGCTTCATTATTGGATTCAAATCAGGACGTGGATTTGAATAAAATGTCTGAACCAATTATATTTCCATTTGCTAAACCTTTAATTATGAACAATTACGAGTTAATTGATAAATTTGAAACAGCGTCTAACGCAAGTGATTTTAATAGTAGTGATGATGGTTCGAGCGATGATGGTTCGGGTGATGATGGTTCGAGTGATGATGAAAGTATTGGCAATGTTGATAAAAAACCACAAAAACTTATAAGTCAAGAATACGATTTAATGGAATTAAATAGTCAAACTAAAGAAGAAAGTGATTACGAAATTAATAAATACGAAGAGGATCCATCTGATAAATGGGTAAATAAATATTTAAGAAGCAATAAATATGATATTATAGACAATGAGGGTGGTGGAGATTGTTTTTTTGCGGTTTTACGAGACGCGTTAAAAAGTGTAAAAATAGATACATCAGTCAAATCAATTCGTGAAAAATTAGCAAATGAAGTTACTGAAGAAATATTGGCAAACTACAAAGAGTTTTTTGGATTATTCTATAATAGTCTAAAGACTACACAAACCCAGTTAAAAGAATATAAAAAGAAACATTATACATTAAAAAAGATGATTACTACAACTGCGGATGGTCCAGATAAGGCGAAAATGATCAGTGATGTTAAATCTAATTTTGATAAAATGTCTTCTGTTAGTGATAAAAATAAAGAATTAGATGATTTAACAAAAGAATTTGAATTTATGAAAGATGTGGAAACAGTAGCTGATTTTAAAAAGGTAATTATGGAAGTAGGAGGGAAATATTGGGCAGATAATTGGGCATTGGTTACATTAGAACGATTGTATAAAGTGAAATTTATTGTGCTATCACAAGATCATTTCTTAAACGGTGAAAAAGAACTCGTTTTACAATGTTCTGAAGCCGATAAGAAATTACAAGCACAAGGTATTTTTGAACCATCATACTACATAATGACTGATTATATTAAAGGTATTCATTATAAATTAATAACATATGATAAAAATACAAAGCGCGGAGCATTAACATTTAATGAACTGCCATATAGAATAAAAGAGTTAGTTTTAGAAAAATGTATGGAGCAAGGTGCCGGACTATATGTTTTAATACCCGATTTTAAAGCATTTGCTAATAAAAATGGTGTTCCAACGTCAAGTATTAGTAAAACCAGTAGCTATGATTCGTTAGTTTCTAGTAAAACCCCTAAATCACAAGATTATAGTGATTCTATTATAATTCAAATATATAGCAAATCAAAACACGAAAAAGTTGGCGAAGGTAGTGGGGAATCTATAAAACCAGAACTGAAAACATTAAAAAATGTTTTAGATTTAAATAACAAGAAAAAATATCCAGAATGGCGCAAAAAACTGGATAATGATTTTTTAGTTCCTAATCTAGTAATCGATGGAAACAATTGGTCTAGTGTTAAACATTATATGTTAGGTTCTCGATTTAAAGACTTGGTTGACCTATATGGTAAATTTATGAAAAATGGGGAAGTAGGAGCAAGCAACGAAGAAGCACTAAAATTATACAATTCTAATATTGTTAAAAAATCTGTTAAAACTGTAGTATTGAACGACGAGGAGTTCAAAAAAATAGAGTCGGGTTTATTAGAAAAAGCGTTATATGCCAAATTTACGCAAAATGACGAATTAAGAGAAATTTTAGTATTGACAGGTGATGCGTTAATAAATGTTTTTAAACAAACTAAAGGCGCAAGTCCGGCATTAGAATTAATGAGAGTTCGCAAATTAATAACTAAGTAAGTATTTTTATGACCGTTTATCATTTCAAACGCCTGTTTTTTCTGTAAAGAAAAAATAATATTAACAGTGCCACATTTATTATCATGCTAACCGTTCCTGCTACAATTAGTGAAATATCAGTTATAAAATACCCGTGTAGCAACCAAAGCAAATTAGTTAGTAAAATGAGTGATAAAGAATACAATGATAAATCTTTTACGCTTTTTGTTATATATGTTTTGTATAATTGGGGAAATAATTGAATTGAATTTACTATTGGTGCTAATGTTGCTACAATAATTGGTATCATTATATATTTATTCTACAAAATAATCAATGTTTGAAATGAGAAAAAGTGTAATATATTTTTTATATTTTTTATGTTATTTTTATATTTTTTTTTTATATTTTTTATATTTTTTATATTTTTTATGTTATTTTTTATATTTTTTATGTTATTTTTTATATTTTTTATGTTATTTTTTATATTTTTTATGTTATTTTTTATATTTTTATATATATTATTTAAAAAATAATATATATAATATCATTATGTATTGATTATTACACGTTTTAATTATTTCATTTTATGATATGTTGATTTACATTTTGGGTCTTTTAACGCATCTCTGAAATCCATTTTGTTAGCTTTTGAAAAATTTTTAACGTGAGTTATCCATTTGCTTACTTTTCCTTTACGAGTTTTTCCTTTTTGGGTTTTTCCTCTTCTACGCCTACCACCGACCTTGGGGTCATCGTCATCTGTACCGCCATTGCCTGCTCCATTGCCTGTATTGGTGGGTGTGTCGTCATTACCGCCTCTATACATTTTTCTCGATCTTCTTCTAGAGTTTCTTCTAGAGCTTCTTTTTCCGCGTCTTCTGCCTCCCGAAGGATTATAATCAGAATACGCGGTTCCACCATCATAAGCATCAACACCACCAGATTCTGAAACCGAGGCAGTCATTTATATATATATAGTAAATATTATAATTATAATTATAATAATAATAATAATAATAATAATAATAATAATTATAAAAAAAATACTATTTAATTTATTTAGTTTTTAAATATTATCTCTAAACAAATATTATCTCTAAACAAATATTATCTCTAAATAAACATTATCTCTAAATAAAATAATTTATTAAATTACGCGGACTAGTCATTTATTTCATAAGTTTATAACTTTTGCGCGTTCCATTATTTTTTTTATTGTTATAGTTTAAATGTGCGCATTTTGTATATAATATATATTCTTGAAGTAATGATTGTTTTATTTTTTTGACTTTGTCTTTAAGTTCTTTTATCTTTGTTTCAGACTCATATTTTGTGTCTTTATAATTATTCAATTCTTCTTCTAAATCTTTTATATTTTTTAATAGAACTTTCAAGTCATTATTTAAATTAGTAAATTCTTCTTTTGAATACGAAGATTTTGTCTCAGTTAATTTTGCTTTTCTCGTTTTATAGTCTGTTTTCATATTTTTTATTTTCTCTTTTAATACTATTATTTGTTCTGCTACATCGCCGGCAACTTTATCAAATTTTTTATTTAAATAAATAGCATCTCTCAATTCTTCGGTTTCAATATGTGTCATTAATATGGGAACATTGATCATAATAGGTTGCGCAAATTGTGTTGGGTCTTTTTCTCTATTTAAATAACTAATAAGTCCTGTTAGTTTGTTTGCCAAAAGTTTGACTCCATTAGTACTTAATATATTTTCAGATGTCATATATTGTTTCTTAAATTCTTCTTTATTTGTAGTTATTTTATCAGACTTGTGCTCTATAAAAAGATTAATTAAAGAAAATAATTCAAGAGGACTATTGGTAAAGGGGGTTGCCGTCATAATTAATAATTTACACGAATCAAACCCAGATACTTTATAACTATTGCTTATTAAGTTCTCCATTACATCTGTGTCCGGGCGCTCAGATGCTTTCAAATCACCGCCATATAATTTGTGTGCTTCATCGATTATTATAAGAGTTTTTTTTAATATATCTGTTGATCCGTTTCTCTCAAGTAATGTATCATAAATCTTGTTTTTTCCGGCCAATAAATTGCTAAATTGTTTATATGACATTGGTTCCAACCAACTTTTTGATAGTAATTTTTTGCGTTCATTAATATTTTCTGGAATAATTAATCCTTTTTCAATTTCGTCTAATATAATAGTATGGCATATTTGATCAAATATATTTTTCCAAACATCGCTCTTTAAAGTGGTGCGCGTGACCCACAATATTGAATAACCTTGTTTCTCAAAACTTGTGGTTGCTGTTGCTACACCGGTACAAGTTTTGCCTGTTCCAACCGAGTGCCATAGCAAGAGACCTTTATAAGGTGACTCGGGAGTAAAGTAATGTGTTATGAATTTTTGTGTTGGATTGAATGCGATTTGACTTGCTGAATTAGCATTAGCATTAGCATTAGCATTTGGTAAACATTTATTTTCTATAACCATTTTTTCCCAAATAAATTCTTTAACATAATAAGTTTTCTTTATATAATCTCTCATTTTAGTAAAATTTAATTTTGAAAATTTATGTTTTCTAGAAGATTGATTAGAGTTTATAGACTTAGTAATTAATTTATAAGATTGATTATGTTTTTTGCCTTTATATAATACTAATGGATATATTTTATTATCAACATCAGCATCGTCATTTATTTTTAATTCAAGGGCCAACAACTCTTTTTTCATTGATTGTAAGTTTTTAGTATTTTCAATAATATCTGGAATTTTAGTGTAGCGTTTTGCCCATTCAAAATTTAGTTGGGAGCAAAATTTGTTATCCAAATTTTTCATATAGTCGCACAATAATTGTCGCCTATTTGATTTATTACCCAACAACAATTTACTAGGATGTTTATATTTTTTATATACATATATCATAAAGTCAATACCAATAGGTATATCATTAGTATTTTTTTTACCGCATTTTCCGTGACATTTAATATAATCTATTTTGAAAAATTTGGATTTAGCATTTGGATTTTTATATTTATTAGCACCACCCCTCATTAAATAAACTTCATTATCCATAAATTCATTATTTAAGTCGCTAACATTATGCATATTTTGTGTTAATTCATAATCAACTGCTAGCATAGGTGCTAAATTATATAGTTGCTCTGATAATGAGTTCATTGCTTTATCAAATGTGCTATAATTTAAAGTAGCATCATTATATTTTTCCATATTTTTAAATAACACTACATCTTCGTCTTTTGGTTCCTCTTCATCATATAGTAATGCTTTGTTAGTATATAGAGAACTACTTACAATTTCGGGAACTGTTAAATAATAATTATATACATATAAAGGCCATCCAATATTTTCTTGAAATGGCAAACCTTTTTGCCCGCACGTTCTTGTGGCGCGCCCAATTGTTTGCTTTAAATCCGCAATAGTTAAAGATGGTTCAAAAATATGAACGTATTTTACATCAAATAAATCAATTCCTTCTTTAAATCCGCTATCGAAAATTATTAACCTTACATTTTTCCCATTTATGTTTGCTGGACGTTCATTAAATGTTTTTAACACTTCTCTCTTGATCTTCTCATTAAAAGTGGCATCATAAATACTATTTGAACACAATAAAGCGAAATTTTTATAATTGGAGTTTTGAATATCTAAATACAAATTTAATTTTTGTTTTTTCCCCTTTTTTGCCTTGATTATATTATTATAACCATTTGCCTGAAATGCTGATGCTATTATTTTTGCCCCATAACCACCTTCTTTTACATCTGAAAATATAAAATGTTTGAATTTCTTATTATGGTTTATTTCATCTTGAGCATCTAATTCTTTAATGTTATTTAATAATTGCATCATTTTAGGCGAAGCCTCTGCTAAGTCTAAGTTTAATTTATTTGGATCATATATTGATTTATCAAATTTATGATAGCCAACTATTTTACTAAAGTTGGCTGTTTTTCGCATACAACTAAATATTCTGGCTCTTGTGGCTCTAAATGTGCTTTTATATTTTGGGTATTTTGTGCTTTTATTTTTTTGATTGTTTGTTTGATTGTTTGTTGGAGATGCCAAATTACAAAATTCATTATTTTGATAGCATTCTAATATGTTGTTAAAATCATCGCTATTAATAGTGCCTCCTTTATCGGGATGATTTATTTTCAACCATTTTCTTGTTATGGATTTATCACTTAAAGATTTACCATCAAATTTATATTTACACATTAATTTTTTACAAGACATAGTGACTTATTATATACTATAAATATTAATAATATTATTAATAATATTAGTTCTAATAATATTAGTTCTAATAATACTTAATAAAATAATAAACAATTGAATTAAAAAAAACAATAGAATTAAAAAAAACAATTGAATTAAAAAAAACAATTGAATTAAAAAAAACAATTGAATAAAAATAATTTAATAACTAATTAGACTAATAAATTATTATACTCAATAACCTATATATGAGTTATACTTTATTAATAGTAGAGTCGCCGGCAAAATGCGGAAAAATAGAAAAATTCTTAGGAAGCAATTATAAAGTTATTGGTTCATATGGACACATTACTCATCTCTCAAATTTAAATCAAATAGATTTTAAAAATAATTATAAACCATCTTTTGATATTATTGAAACTAAACAATCTCAGATTAGTAAAATGCGCAAAGCAATTAATAATGCTCAAGAGGTAATTTTAGCAACAGATGATGATAGGGAAGGCGAAGCAATAGCATGGCATATTGCTAAAGTATTTAAATTAAATATGGCAAATACTAAACGCATTGTTTTTCACGAAATTACCGAACGCGCTATTAAGAATGCTATTGCTAATCCCAGATCAATAAATTTAGATATAGTTTATGCTCAGCAAGGCCGCCAAATTTTAGATTTAATTGTGGGTTTTACTATAACACCATTATTATGGAAACATATTGTTTCAAATACTAAAAATGCATTAAGTGCTGGGCGCTGTCAAACACCTGCTTTGCGTCTAGTTTATGATAATTATAAAGAAATTGAAAAATCACCTGGCAAACTAAGTTTTAATAGTAGTGGTTATTTTACTAGCAAAAATATTCAATTTACATTAAATATAAATCATGAAACCCACGATTCAATGAAAGAATTTTTAGAGCAAAGTAAACAATTTAAACATATGTTATCGAAGGCAAAAGAACGTGAAACTATTAAGAACCAACCAGAACCTTTTACCACATCGGGACTTCAACAAGAAGCAAACAACTTAATGCATATTTCTCCAAAAGAAACAATGGAATTGGCACAAAAATTATATGAATGCGGATATATTACATATATGAGAACAGATAGTAAAGTATATAGCGAAGAGTTTATTGAAGCAAGTAAAACCTATATAATTGAAAAATATAAACCTGAATATATTAATCCAGAAATAAACAAATTGATTCAAAATAAGGATGCTACTAATGTAAAAACAACTTCAGAAAATAACAACACACAAGAAGCACACGAAGCAATACGACCCACAAGTATTAATGTAGATAATGTAGATAATGAGGAAACATTTAGCGCAAAACATAGAAAATTATACAAAATAATATGGTCAAATAGTCTAGAAAGCTTGATGGCGCCAGCAGTATATAAACAATTAATTGTAAATATTAGCGCACCACAAGACGCAACATATAAATATAGTGCCGAGGAAAATATATTTCTTGGTTGGAAAGCAGTGCTTGGACAAGAAGAAGAAAAATATTATACATATTTAAAAAATATCAAAGAAGGTCTAGTGTCTTATAAGAAAATTACTTGTAAGCAAACACTTAAAGAATTAAAATCTCATTTTAGTGAAGCGCGTTTAGTTCAATTATTAGAGCAAAAAGGTATTGGTCGCCCATCTACATTTTCATCATTGGTTGAAAAAATTCAAGAACGAAATTATGTTCTAAAGCAAAATGTAGAAGGAAAAAAAATAGAAGTTATAGATTATGTCCTATCAGAAACTGACATATTTGAGGAAAAAGGAACAAAAGAATTCGGAAATGAGAAAAATAAATTAGTAATAACACAAATGGGTATATTTGTTATTGAATTTTTGATTAAATATTTTGATGATTTATTCGACTATACTTATACAAAATCTATGGAAGATGAGTTAGATAATATAGCACACGGAAAGAAGAAGTATTATGAATTATGCGATGAGTGTAATAGTTTTATTACTTCATTAATAAATTCCAATAATCTATTTATTAAATGCGATTCAAATTTGGAAAATGGAGAGAAATTAGAGAAACTAACTATAAAAATAGATGCTAAACATACATATTTAATAGGAAAAAGTGGGCCAACAATTAAATTTGCTAAAGAAGATGGGAGTCTTGGGTTTTACGGAGTCAAAAAAGATATAAATATTGAAAAACTTAAGCGTGGTGAATACAAATTAGAAGAACTTATAGAAACAAAAGAAGAAACTACTAAGTTGTTAGGAGTTTATAATGGGGAAAATGTGTATTTAAAAAATGGTAAATTTGGTTATTATTTAGAGTGCGGACAACTACGCAAATCTCTCAAAACAATAAAAATAAATGTACCTTTTAAAGAAATTAAAATAGATGACGCACTAACTATATTGAAAGATTGCGACTCTGAAACTAATAGTCTTGTTCGTAAGATTTCAAACGATCTTTCAATTAGAAAAGGTAAGTTTGGAGATTATTTATTTTATAAAACACCAACTATGAAAAAACCGCAGTTTTTAAAATTAAACGAATTCAACGAAGATTATAAAAATTGCTCCTTAGAATTTTTAAAATCGTGGATTAAAGACAAATATAACTTATAAAATGCGGATTACCTAATGTATTTATTCTAAATCTATAGATTGATTTATAAATGAAAATATTATTATAATTGCTATTAAAAATATTACAAATAGTGTTTTATTTTTTTTGTATAAATAGAAAAAATTTTGTCTCATTTATAAAAGATAAATATTTTAAATAGTTATGATTTAAATAGTTATGATTTAAATATTTATGATTTAAATATTTAAGCATGACTTCAACAAACGGTCCAGGGAGGTTAGGAAATCAGATTATACGTAACTTAGCAGTTTGTTTATTAGCAAAAAAATATGATCTAAATGTTGATTATACAAATAAAGATTTAATTAACAAATTAGGAATAGAATTATTTAGTGGAAGTAGAATACATAAAAAAACTATTCAATTAACAGATAACAATTATTTTACTATTTATAATAGTAATAACTTAAATTGTAATTTAGACCCAAATAACGATTTTTTTCAGACGAAAGAAATAACAAATTTTTTATATAATTATTTACATACAGATAAAATAATGTTTAATATTATTAACAATAATCAATTTAAAGAACGCTATGGCACAAACAACGATTTATGTATTCATGTTAGATTAACCGATGCTACATGTTGGAATCCTGGAATTACTTATTATATAAACGCAATTAGAAATGTAAATTTTGAGAAGTTATATATAGCAACAGATGAAATAAATCATAATATAATAATAAAACTGAGAGAATTATATCCGGCTTCGCAATTAATTAATTTGGATGAAATAACAACAATTCAATTTGCTAGCACTTGTAAGCATATTATATTATCTCATGGATCATTTTCAGCATTAATTGGTTATTTATCATTTTTTTCTAATATATATTATCCTGAATACGAATTAGGAAAAATTTGGTATGGAGATATGTTTTCTATTGATTCGAATAATTGGAAAAAATTAAGCGTAAGTTAATTGGAAAAAATTAAATCCAATATTAGAATATTAGGATACCAAGAATAATATTTATCTGTATTATATATATAATAAACATAAATGTGGAAAGCATTAATTATTATTGGAACAATATTGCTTGTATTAGATTTAACATATTTATTTGTATTTAAAGATTTTATGCTGCCAATATTGTATAAAGTTCAAAAAACAGAATTGAAAGTTAATATAAAATCGGCAATTGCGTGTTATATATTATTAGTTTCTGGATTATATTATTTTATTATAAAAAAAAGGGCACCTCCTAAAGATGCGTTTTTATTAGGTGTGCTTATAAATGGGGTATATGAAACAACTAATTATGCTTTTTTTAAAGAATGGTCGCCACTATTAGTGCTATTAGACACATTATGGGGAGGTATTTTACTTAGCACAACAACGTTTTTATATTATAAAATAGCTAAATAATTTAGCGCGCACTGCGCAGTCCTTCACGCAATGCGACTGCAATCCAATGATTAGAAGTATTGGAAGAAAGAGAAGTATAACTAATTCTAGCACTATCCCGATTTTGTGCTGAATTGTTTTCATTCCAAGAATCATAATTATCATAATTATTAAGAGCACTATTAATTATAGGATTTGTACTAGTATTAGTATTTGTATTTGTATTAATATTAGTATTAGCATCACTATTTATAGTATTAATAGTATCATTTATAAGAACACCACTACTATCATAAACTCTGCCGTAATGTTCTGCTAGAATTCTAGTAATTTCGACTTCATTATTATCTAGCAAAATTTCTTGATATCTTTCACTATACCTTTGATTAATAAGTTCTCTAACGCTACTAGGTGATTGATTTGATGAATTATGTATAGTATATAAGCGTTGCAGTCCATTTACCAACCTTATATAAGTATTTTCATTAATAGCGGAAGAAATAGTATCTAAATCATCAATCATAGTATGCATAGTTGATAAAAATTCTTGACTTTGTTCTGTGTTAATGCTATGACCCGTCATATTATGTTAATATAATGATTAATGTTTTCATAAAAAAAAAATAGTTATCAATTTTTTTTTATCATTTATGATTTTTTAAATTTTTAATGAATTAATCTGTTGTAGATGCATCTTTTGATATTTGAGAGAATATTTATAAAACTATTCTGCTGTCGATTGCTCGACCGGTCTAGTCCAAAATCCACCACTTGCTTGAGGTGTAATAACAATTTCTTCATCTATTAATAGTAAATCAATAGGTATTAATTTATCTCCCTTAACTTTTGCTAGTGTCGATGAACTCTCAATCAATTTTGTATATATATTATAACTTTTTTCTAAATAATCTTTACTGGGTATGGGCCGATTAGGTTTATCCAAACTTAAAGTCTTAAATATATCGATTGAAAGAAGGTAATAATCTCTCTGACTGATCAGATCATTTTCTAATCTTTTTTGTATCCCCAAATATAACTCAATACTACCTATTATACCACAAGTTAAAGCTATTAATGAATTTGTTAAACTAATTGTTCCTTGATATATATATGGTTGAAGACCTACAGCAAATATGCTATTTATACCATTTAATATAATCACAGGCATTCTGTAATATTTGAGTGATGATTGTAATTCAAAATAGCGTTGTTTATGTAAATTGCTCAAAATAACACAATTGATCCTAATATTATTTAATACCTTATCAATATCATCGCTCCAATCTGTCATTTCTATAATATGTAAATATAATATATTAAAAATAACTATTATTTATAAAAATATATTTTGTTAATTAAAATTGAAATATGTTATAAATTGTTATTATTTATAACATAATATAATAAACGCATAATAATGAGTATTACATTGATTTATGGACCAATGTTTTCTGGTAAAACTACAAAATTAATAGAGCTTTATAAAGAAACAATGACCAATAATAAAAATTGTATTGCTATTAATTATGAATTAGACACACGTTATGGTAAAAATAAAATTATTTCACACGATGGATTAGCAATTGATTGTTATAGCATTACAGATCTAGATGATTTTATTACTAACAGTGAAACAAAAGAACTAATTACAAACGCAGACTATATTTTTATAAATGAAGCCCAGTTTTTTGAAACAATATATACAAGTGTATTATATTTAAGCGAAACATTAAAAAAGAATGTTATATTATGCGGACTAGATTTAGATTACAAACGCGAGAGATTTGGAACAATGATGGAACTATTACCCAAATCAAACACTATATTTAAAATGACTGGTAAATGTGTAAAATGTGATGGTGCGTCTTGCTATAGTCATCGTATTGTTAATTGTTATTTTCAAATTTTAATAGGAACTAGTGAATATATTCCATTATGTGAAACTTGCTATATTAGAGAAAATAAACTTCAATTAGTGAATTAAAACTTTATATGATCATAACTTCAAACTTTATATGGACTCCTAACTTCATAATTATTCATTTCATTACGAATTTGATTAATTTCTAACGATAAAGAAACATTAAAATTGTGAAAATCAACCAACATACCATTATGATATCTAAACTTTAGTTTAAATTTAGATATTTTATCAATTGGTGGTTGATAATAACTAATATTTTCAAAATATCCGTCATTTACTAAACCTTTATTATCTTGAAATGGATAAATAGGGATTTTAGCAAATGCCGAATTTACTATGCCTGAATTAGTATTATTATAATTATAATATAAGAAAGGTTTGATTTCATCACACTTATTGTATTTTTCTAATTCAATATATATATATTTGTTATCTTCTAAATCGCTTGGATTAGGAGCAATTAATTCTTGATGAGTATGACCACCTGTTTGAGGAATACTAGAAGAAGTATATTTTATTTTATCAAAGCCTAAAATATAACCTAAACCCCAATTACTATGTTGAGCATATACATCTGTTTTATAGTTATCTTTAGCACAATCAAAGTTAATAGGTAAATCAAATCTTAAATCAAATGCTGGTCCGTTATTTTGAGTAAATAAAAAAGTATATTTGCGATTAATTGGGTTATAAGATACATCAAAATGTGTATCTATTGCTTTAAATTTTGTTCGTAAAGCATCTTTTAATTGTATGTAATTATAATAACCATCATCTAAAGTAATAATATTTAATGAGTTATCATGATTAACAATCATTTTATTTGTTCGCAATTGCTCGCTTATATTATAAAAAAAATTAGGCAACATAATGCTTGACAATCGCAAAGATTCAACATTATTATAGTTTTGAGGACAATTTATTTCAAACTCAGAAGCACTTGGCCAACGTTCAATATCCCGATCATTGCTATCAATAAATAATACTTTTCTATCTAATACAAAATTATGACTCGTCTTTATTAAGGGATGATGATGATTCATTGTATATATTTTATAGTTATATTTATTAAATATATACTCATTAATTATTAAATTATTAAATTATTAAATTATTAAATTATTAAATTATTAAATTATTAAATTATTAAATTATTAAATTATTAAGTAATAATATTAATATATATTAATTACATATGGGATCAAAAGTAATAGCAACATCACAAGAAAAAGGTGCTGGTTTGTTAATGGGAAAAAAAGCTGTTGGATTATCGTTTAATAACAACTTAGAGCTAATGTGTATAATAGCTTTAGCCTTTGCTGGAATTATTATAAAGTTATCTTTTTCTGAAAAGCCTTCTGATTCAGGTGTATCGGGTCCTGCTACATGTTCTATATGGGGTTATGGTTTAACAGCAATAGCTTTAAGTATTCTTGTATTTATGGGAATAAATTTTACATCAAGTACTAGTAGTAAAATGGCTATGTTAAAAAACATATTTCCTATTGCTTTAACTTTGTTTATAGTTTTGTATTCAATATTTTTGAATTTTTCATATTTTACTAGAATAAATAAGAATGCTGTTTCACCCGATTATCGCACATATTCATATATGTCAGTAACTTTTATAATACTTCAAGTAATTGGTATTAGTGCATATTTATATTATCTAGCAAATACACCAAATGAAAACCCTAAGCGGGTATTCTTAAGCAAAGCGGGCGTAAGTATATTAGGTATTATAAATTTAGTATTTGTAATAATGATTCATATTACTTTAGATGCTTTTACAACAGATGAATCAGGTTCATAAATAAGTTAAATAAGTTAAATAAATTTAATACATTTATTAATAATTATAATTTTAAATGTTAATCCTATATTTTCTTTTGATTCCCATATGCCGGATATTTTTAATACAAATTTATTAGTTTTTCCATCTAAAGTATTAACATATTTATAGTTATTAAATTTATCAACGTCATCACATAATGAATATTTAAAATATTGGTTTTCATATAATTCTCTAAATTTATATAGTTTTGTTTTTTGACTATTAATTAAATTTAATATATATTCTTCTAATTGATTGAGTTTATTAAAAACGCTATCATTAATTGTATTTTTATTAAATAACGCTTTATCATTCTCAAGTATTACATTATTTAATTCAAATAATAGAAATATACTAGTCAATACTACTATAGGTGTCGAATATAACAATTTATAAAAGTAATTGTATTGTAAAACACTATTTTTTATTGGTTCATTAATTATTATGGCATCATAATCAATAGTTTTTAAACTTTCACAAATCATATTATATCTCTATTATAAGTATTAATAATAGTTTTAAATATTAATAATATTTCATTTAAAATGTATATAAATTTATATTTATATACATAACAAAAATAATGAATTTAAAAAAAAATTATATTGAAATTATAAATGAAAACAGCAACTATACTTTTAACAAAGAATTATTGCTAATAATGAAAAATATTACAAATAATAAGGATAAAGACAAGGATAATACAACTAATAACTTTGACAATTATATTTTTTACGGACCTTCTTGCTCTTATAAATACAAAAGCGCACTAAAACTCTTACAATGTTTTAGTCCTAGTAATCTAAAATATGAAAAAAAATTACATATTAATTTAGTAAAAACAGATTTTTATATAAAAATTAGTGATATACATTATGAAATAGATGTAGAAAATTTCATATATAATAGTAAATCTTCTTGGAATGATATATACACAATTATATATAATTCTATTGCTTCATCGGCAAACAAAAAAGGATATATTGTTTTTCGTAATTTTGACAAAATTAATTATGATTTGTTAGATTTATTGTATAATTATATGCAAAAAGAGTTGTTTTCATCATTAACTATAAAATACATTATAATAACAGAAAGTATAAGTTTTATACCATATAAAATAATAAACTTGTGTAAAGTGTTATATTTTTCAAAATTAAACAAAAAGACAATTTATGGCCTATGTAATAAAAATAACAAACAATTTTTTAAATATTTAAATGCTACTAATACTAATAGTAGCAGTAATAGTAATAATGATGACGATTCAATAAAGCAACTTTGTAATAAAATAAACAACCCGAATATTTTCAGTTGTTTAGATATTTCAAATAATCTAAAATTTATTGAGCACCATAAATCAATATGCGATACATATATAGAACTTATAACCAACTCTAATTATAACATTAAAAATATACGTACTTTGTTATATGATATATTGATATATCATTTAAATTGTCATGAGTGCTTTTATTATATAATAAAGACATTAATTCAAAAAGAATTAATACTTAATAATAAGATAAGTGATCTAATTTTTAATAGCATGATTTTTTTTAAAAATTACAACAATAATTATAGACCTATTTTTCATTTAGAAAGTTTTACACTATATTTAATAGGATTAATAAATGAAAACGATGAAAATAAGTGAAGCAATCGCTATTTTAAATATTACAAATTATACCATTTATAATATACAGAATATAAGTTATAATGAATTAAAAAAACATTATCATATACAGTGTTTAATATATCATCCGGATAAAAATATTAATAATGAAGAATCTACATTGATTTTTCAAAATATTAATCATGCTTATAATATTTTAAAAGAAGTAATAATCATTAAAGAAACTAGTGATAATAGCGACACACATACCAATAACTTAAATGAAACAAATGAAACAAATGAAACAAATGAAACAAATGAAACAAATGAAACAAATGAAACAAATGAATATAATTATTATATTTTAAATTTTATTAATTTTATAATTAATAACTATTCAAATAGCACAGAAGATATTAAGCATTATGCTAATAGTCATATTAAAACTGTTTTAGCAAATTTACTAGATAATTTTTCTGTAGTTATTTTGGAAGATTTATATATTTTTTTGTTAAAATATAAGAAAGAATGTGGCTTTGAAAATAGTGCTAATATTATATCAAATAATATTATTACAATTATTAAAACATTATTACAAGATAAATTATCTAAATATAATATTTATATTTTAACACCTAATATTGTTAATTTATTAAATAGTGATATTTATAAATTAGAAGTAAACAACGATATTATTTATATTCCTTTATGGCATAATGAATTGAATTTTGAAAATAATATTATAAAAATTGATCCATTATTAGATTCTAATATATCAATAGACATTGATAATAATATTCATTATACTTATAATGATACATTTTATAATGTAATAGATTTATTAAAAACTAATAGTGCTACTATAACTATTGCTATTGAAAATCATAGTTTTAACATACCTATTAGTAAATTAACATTCACTAAATACCAAATTTATAGTATTAAGAATCGAGGATTATCTAAAATAAATACTTATAATATTTTGGATAATAGTTGTAAAAGTGATATTATTTTTCATATTTATTTATCATAATTTTTATATAAAAAATTATATAAAAAAAATTTATATAATTTTTTGTTTTACACTAATATGCTTTTTTTTGTTTTAAATTGTTTTAAATTGTTTTAAATTGTTTTTAAAATTCACTTATTCGTCTGACTTCTTCTTCACAATGCGTTTCTTTTTTGGAACATCTTCTACTTGAACTTGTTTTGCTTGAACCTCCTCTTCTTCGTCTTTTACTTCTGATGGTTTAACAGTGCTTTGTTCAACTTCGTCATCGCTGTCTGGAACCTCTGTTACATTATTAACACATACATTGACAATTTCATCATCATCTACTGGAACAGTTAATTTTTCTTTGTCTTTCTCTGATAATACAATATGACACTTTCCACTAAGCGTTGTTCGTGGTTTTACTACTGCTTGAAATAATTTCCAAGTTACACCGAATTTTCCATTGGCAACCCAAATACCCCCGCACTGAATAATTGTTGCTACGTTTGTTCCCTTTACAATAAAATCGTTAATTGGAGTATTATCATCATTTGGAAATACACAAACGCTTTCTTCATTATATAATTCGACATTTTTAAAGACATCCTCCCAATATGGAATTTTAACTTTTAATGATGGTGCTCGTGAATGATCAGGTTCTTCTGTTGCTTTGTCTCTTGGATATTTTAACATAGGTGTCCATAATGCTTCAACCGCTTCAGCAACCATTTTTGGTTTGTTTAACCATTCTTTACAATTAATAATAGCGTCATCTTTAATGCGCTTTTCCATTTCTTGCATATTCTTAAGAAATGCGGCACATTCTTGATTATCGTATTCTTGATTTGGAAATTGAAGTGCCATATCAAATGTCTTTTTTCCTGTTTTGTCATCTGTGTATTCATTTACACCCCAAGTAAGCATAAGAGGTGTGCTAATATATAACGATTTCATATTATTCTTGTTAAGAATACCCACTTGCTTACCGTTATTGGCATTTACTTTAGTCTTAGTATACACATAATCAGTAGAAGCATTGAACGAAGCACCAGATACAATTGTCGCCATATTGTTTTATACAATGTTAATAATTATATAATTATTTTTTTAAATCAATTTTTTATTTTATTTATTTTTTATTTATTTTTTATTTATTTTTTATTTATTTTTATTTTATTTTTATTGTTTATTGTTTGCTGACAAATAATAAGTCTCAAAAAAAAAATATATAAATCCTTTAAAATATCTTACATAAAATTTTTTAATATAATAATGGCGCTATTAACATTGTGCTGTAATATGATGTAGGAACAGCAACTAGAAACCAAATTATTGGTACCAATTTAGGGAGCAACATATACTCTAATGCGCATTTGATAGTAATAAACATATTGAAAATTGAAACAATCATCATCAGTAAAATAATAGCATTTAGTGCTGGTTTGATCATAATTAATATAACTTGATAACTTGATAACTTGATAACTTGATAACTTGATAACTTAAGTATTATAATAAATATTCGTTTCAATTTTTTTTACTATGACTTTATTTTATATTTACTGCTGTATTAGGCATTAAATATAAAACGAATTTTTACATTTTTACATTTTTACATTTTTACATTTTTACATTTTTACATTTTTACATTTTTACATTTTTACATTTTTACATTTTT